TAATGCAGTGTAAAGTATATCTTTTGCAGCGTGGTAAGTAGAGAAACCATATTCATCTGCAAAGTCCATAGAGGATGAAAGGCTACATCCACTTTCAATACCGTAAACATCGATTATTAGAGTGGTTTCTTTTACGTTTGTAGATGTACCAACGTATCTCCAACCAGGGGCGAAGAATTCTAAAGAACCGTTATTTGCTTGTATGTAAGTAATCATATTATATCTCCTTTTGTTAATACTAATATACTTCATTTAAAATGAAATGTAAACCCCCTAAATAAACTTTTTTCGTTTTATTTGATTTAAATGAATTGTGTGGTAAAAAAGATACATTATTTTTTATATAAATAGACGTGTACACAAAGGAGTAAATTATGGCAACAACGGTCACAGCACTAGAAAATCCGAACTTTATGGCACCATCTGGCTTTCGGGTGGTTATAAACAGAGAGCGGTTTCCTAACTTAGAATTCTTTGCACAGAACGTATCGCATCCTGGCGTTTCAGTACAGCCAGTACAAGCACCATTTAGATCATCTGATCTATTCATTCCAGGAGATAAAATCTTCTTTGAAGAGCTACAGATAACTGCAATGCTAGATGAGAATATGACTTTATACAAAGAAATATTTAATTGGTTAAAAAGCTTTGTGGATGAACCAATGGATAGAAACCAAACGGGTATATACAGGGCAGGGGATAAGACAACTTATGATATATCAGTTCTTATTCAAAGCAGCCACAACAATACTATTCAAACAGTAAGATACAAAGATGCATTCCCTATGTCTATGGGAAACATTGAGTTTACCTCTACAACTGGTGACGTTCAATATATCACAATTCCAATAACTTTTCGATATACGACGTTTACATTAGAATAAAAATATGATATAATGGTTGTCATAACCATTGGAGTTTATAATGAATCTAGAAACTATTTTAGAGATGTGGTCCAAAGATTGTAAGATCGAAGGATCACTTGACGAATCTTCCCGACATACGCCAATGCTACATGCAAAGTATTTGCAGATGTTGACTACTGCAAAATTGCAGGTTAAAAGATCTACAATGCAGCAAAAGAGTTTGTTGAAAGATAAATGGCTTTACTATAATGGTAAAATGAGCCAAGACGAAATTGAAGCAAAGGGATGGGAGTTTGATCCGTTTAAAGGTCTTAAAGTCTTAAAAGGCGAAATGGATTACTACTACGACGCAGACATTGATATACAGAAATCAGAAGAGAAATTGCACTACTGGAAAACAATAGTGGATACATTAACTGAAATTGTAGATAATATTAAATGGAGACATCAAACCATTGGTAACATGATACGTTGGCGAATGTTCGAAGCTGGGGATTAAACGCTGGAATCTGCACTTGATGTTTTAACAATATACTGAGCGGTAATATCCCAATCCTTAAACTCATCAGCAGTCCAATCAGTCCCTGCCTTTGAAGAGTCCCATTTTGCTAAAGCTCCTGCACTGTCCATCTCCCAAGAGTATACGATGGTTTGGGTATCAACGTCCCAAGATACTACGTTAACAGCGTTCCAGGAAGTTGTAAATTTATCTCCCCATCCTGCAATAATGCCTGTTGTATCTTTTGCTAACATTGCAGAATTTTGCGAGTCCATGCTCATACCATTGTTAACCATTTTGGATAAGAAATCTGCAGAAGATGATTGGCTTGGATATCCGGCCATTTCTTGCTTGCCTACTATACGAATAGTTCTACGAATTGCCATTCATTATTCTCCATTAAGTCTGAAATTACCTGTGTATTTATACGCGATAGATAGTTAATATGGAACAAATAAAAGTAAAATTACAGAATCATTCAATGCTGCAGATCGGTTGTGATTACGGTATTGCAAACGAGCTGAGCGACTTCTTTTCTTTCTTTGTGCCGGGTTATAGATTTATGCCTGCATTTAAGAATAAGGTGTGGGATGGTAAGATTCGTTTGTTTAATATATCCCAAATGACTTTACCAGTAGGGCTATATCCGTTTCTAAAAGAATTTGCAAAGCCGAGGCAATACGAAGTCGAACCGATTATATCGGATTACTACGGTCTTCCGAACGTATTGAATCCAATTAACCCTGATGATATATTATCGTATGTCAAGAGCTTAGATCTACATGCAGGCGGCAATCCGATTGATATTCGTGATTATCAGTTTGACGCAGTATGTGAAGGTCTACATCGGAAGCGAGGTGTTCTTATATCTCCAACCGGTTCTGGTAAGTCCCTTATTATTTACGTGTTAATGAAGTACTATCTGAGTATGTTAAATGACTTCAGGGGATCAAAAAAGGTTTTAATTATTGTACCAACAACTGGCCTTGTTGAACAGATGTATGGTGATTTCAAAGACTACGGTATGCTAGTCGAAAACAGTGTTCATAGAATTTACTCAGGTAAAGAAAAAGATAACATAAAAGGCGGCGTAGTAATTAGTACTTGGCAATCCATTTATAAACTACAACCAAAATGGTTCCAGCAGTTTGGCATGGTAGTTGGAGATGAGTGCCACGGTTTTAAATCAAAGTCTCTTACTACCCTAATGAATAAATGTACTGAGGCTGAATATCGGTTTGGTACTACAGGAACATTAGATGGTTCTCAGACACATGAACTGGTATTACAGGGCTTGTTTGGCAAGATATATAATGTAACAACAACCAAGAAGCTTCAGGATGAAAACACCCTGGCAAAGCTCGATATCCAAGTTTTACTACTTAAGTATCCAGATGAGATTCGAAGAGACTGGGGTAAAAGAACATACCAAGAAGAGGTAGATTATATTGTCAAATATGAAGCACGTAATAATCTTATTCGGAACTTGTCTCTTGACCTCGATGGCAATACACTCATTCTCTTCCAATTCGTTGAAAAACATGGGAAGCCCTTATTCGATCTTATCCGCAACAAAGCACATGAAAGAAGAAAAGTCTTTTTTGTATCAGGCGATACCGAAACTTCGGATAGAGAAGCAATACGTAAGATTGTCGAAGGACAGAAAAACGCGATTATTGTAGCAAGCTTGGGAACGTTTAGTACGGGTATAAATATTCGTAACCTACACAATATAATATTCGCGTCACCTTCCAAGTCGCAGATAAGAGTATTACAATCGATTGGTAGGGGTCTAAGAAAATCCGATGATGGAAGCGTCGCAAAGTTATATGACATCGCAGATGACCTGCACTGGAAGTCCAGAAAAAATTACACACTCGAGCATTCAGCCGAAAGGATAAGAATGTACGTCAAAGAACAATTTCCATATAAAATATACGAGGTGAATATATGAGCAAAAATTACAGGCAGATGAAGTTAGTTAGCGGTGAAGAAATCATTTGCGAAGTAGTATTTTGGCCCGATGATAACGACGACGAAGGCGATCAGACTATGGTAATCCGCCAGGCAGCAGAGCTTCAATGTCATGAGGATATTCAAGAACAAATCCGGTGGTATGTGTTTCGACCTTATATGATGTATATCAGTGAAAAAGATCAATACATTACAATCAATGGAAATAGTATTACTTCAATTACAAGGCCACATCAAGATATGATGAAACAGTATAGAGAACATTTTAAACTGTTGTCGGAGGAAAGGCAAGTTAACTTTACAAATCTTGATTCTGATTCAGGACCGAACATTATACGATTGAAACCAAACGGACCACGCATACACTAGTATTCTATCCCTGCTAAAGATTGACATCTTATTATACCGAATTTCTAATAGGATGTAAACCCCCAAAATAAATTAAATTAGATGTTTACACCATTCAAAAAATATGGTACAATGAATATAATTAATAAGGCGAAAGAAATGAAACCATCTGAAAGACCACACTACGTAAACAACAAAGACTTTAGTTGGGCCGTGGTGGATTATGTAAAAGAAGTAAACGAGGCAGAGTCAAAAGAGAATCAGATTCCAAAGGTACCTGACTACGTTGCTATTTCGTTTATGAAAATTGCAGAAGGCCTATCACATAAATCCAACTTTATACGTTACACATACCGAGATGAAATGGTAATGGATGCAGTTGAGAATTGTTTGAAAGCCGTAAAGAATTATAATATTAATGCTGCAACCCGCACTGGCAGTCCGAACGCATTTGCGTACTTTACCCAGATCTGTTGGTATGCCTTTCTCCGTAGAATCGAGAAAGAAAAGCGGCAGCAAGATATTAAAATGAAATATATTAACCAATCCCCTTTCGAAGACTTTGCAGTGTCGGATAATGTAGATGAAGCATCTATGGCTGCAGCACATCAATACGTAGATTCGTTGCGCAGTAAGATCGACCAAGTAAAGGAACGGGATTCATATTATGATGCGATAGAAAAGGAAGAAAAGAAACGTAAGAGAAAATCGCGTGCCTCTTCTACTGATTCTGATCTTGGAGAAATATTTAAATGAAGGTAGCCATCCTCAATGATACACATGCTGGTATTCGGAATAGTTCTGATATTTTTGCTGACAATGCTGATAAGTTTTATAGTGAAGTCTTCTTTCCACATTGTCTGGAAAATAATATTAAACGGATTGTGCATCTGGGCGATGTGTTTGATAATCGTAAGTTTATCAACTTTAAATCTCTTAACACTTATCGTAAACATTTTCTAAGCAAGCTACGAGAATATGGTATGCATATGGATGTTATTCCTGGCAACCACGATGTGTTCTTTAAAAATACAAATGATCTGAACAGTTTAAAAGAATTGCTTGGTCACTATATGAATGAAATTACTATTCACATGGAACCAACCGTACAGAACTACGACGGATTTAATATGGCATTGCTACCTTGGATCTGTGCAGAGAACCAGGAACGTTCATTAGAATTTATTCGCACATGTAAAGCTGACTGGCTCGGCGGACACCTAGAGCTAAAAGGCTTTGATGTTATAAAAGGTATACCATCACACCACGGATTAGACTACAAGATCTTCTCCCGCTTCGAACAAGTTATATCTGGGCACTTCCATACCAAATCAGAAAAAGATAATATTCGCTATTTGGGATCACAGATGGAATTCTTTTGGAACGATGCACATGACAATAAGTGCTTTCATGTACTTGATACAAGCACCCGTGAACTTGAAGCGATTTCAAACCCGCACACTCTATTCTACAGACTTGTATATGATGACACCAAGCACGACTATATGGACTACTTACAACACAATGATATGTTCGACAACCACTTTGTAAAGGTTGTTGTAATTAATAAAAAAGACTTATATGTATTTGATAAGGTCATTGAAGCAATTCAAAATAGACCAATCCACGATCTGAAGGTTGCAGAGAACTTCGATGAGTTCCTGGGCGAGAACGTGGAGGATGATGAGATCTCTGTAGAAGATACAGGCGATCTACTCGATAATTATGTCGACGCAGTCGATACGGATCTCGATAAAGAACGTATCAAAGTGCAAATGAGAAATTTACTTATTGAGGCACAAACACTCGAAGTTGCGTGATATATACTACTATAGCATGATTTAAGTGAGGAAATTATGATTCGATTTGAAACGCTGAGATGGCGTAACTTCTTATCTACTGGTGACAGTTGGACAGAGGTACATCTCAATAGAACTAAATCTACTCTTATTGTTGGGCAGAATGGTGCAGGTAAATCGACGATGCTTGATGCATTATCGTTTGCATTGTTCGGACTTGCACATAGGAAGATTAATAAGCCACAGCTTATAAACACGATTAACCAAAAGAACTGTTCAGTTGAAGTAGAATTCTTAATTGGTAAATCACAATTCAAAGTCGTCCGTGGTATTAGGCCGCAGGTGTTTGAGATTTGGAAGAATGGTACGTTAATTAATCAGGATTCGCACGCAAAAGAATACCAAAAGATTCTAGAGCAAAACATACTGAAATTAAATCATAAATCATTCCACCAAATAGTTGTCCTTGGCAGCAGCAGTTTCGTTCCTTTTATGCAGCTGCCGGGGCAACATCGTAGAGACGTTATTGAAGATCTATTAGATATCAATGTATTCTCGAAGATGAACATACTTGTCAGAGAGAAACAAACTATACTTCGTGCCGCACTGAAAGATGCAGACCATCAGTTGGAGCTGTTTGCAAATAGGATAGAATCTCAAAAGAAATACATTCGCGACATTACGGCGATTAATGAAGAAGAGATTGGTCAGAAGAAGATCCAGATCTCAGAAGCAGAGGATGAAATAAAAGACCTCCACGCCGCGAATACTATTGCATCTGATTACGTAGAGAAACATACGAAAGAGAATAACAATGGCCTGAAAGAAGCACATGATAAGAAACAAAGCCTTCTGCAGTATCGAGCACAGTTTGATACACAGATCAATACTGTTGTAAAGGATACAAGGTTTTACGAAGACAATAAAAGTTGTCCAACCTGTGATCAAGATATTACAGAAGAAACCCGAACAAAGAAGCTGGCCGCTGGTAAAGCAAAAGCATCTGAACTGAACTCTGCTATCCGTAAACTGAACGATGAAGCTGAATTACTTACAGATCTTATGGGTAAACTGAATGACGTAGCAGAAAAGATTCGCGACGAACAAGGTTTACAGCACTCAAACAATAAAGCAATTGAAAGACTACAAAAGAGTGTAAGCACCTTGGAAAAAGATATTACAAGGCTTACAGATCGTGAAGGTGATCTTGGTAAAGCAAACGTAGAGCTTTCAGATATGGTCACAGAGAGATCCAGTGTACAAGAACAAAAGCTTACCATGACTGAAGAGTTTTCTTACAATTCGGTTATGGCAGAAATGCTTAAGGATACAGGCATTAAGACCAAGGTGATCAAACAGTTCGTTCCAGTAATCAACAACCTGGTAAACAAATATCTACAGATCCTAGACTTCTTCGTGCACTTTAATCTCGATGAAGAGTTTAAAGAAACTATTCGCTCGCGCCACCGCGATGCATTCTCTTACGATAGTTTCTCAGAAGGTGAAAAGCAACGTATTGATCTTGCACTACTCTTTACTTGGCGTATGATTGCAAAGATGAAGAACAGCGTTGCTACAAATCTATTGGTACTTGATGAAACATTCGATAGCTCATTGGATCATGACGGGGTGGATAACCTTATGAAGATCCTACATAGTCTAGAGGATGATACCAATACATTTGTAATATCACACAAAGGCGAAATTCTCGAAGGTAAGTTCCAGAACAAACTGGAGTTTTTCAAAGAGAAAAATTTCTCTAAGTTGCAAGATCATGATTTACAAGCAGCTTAGAATATGGTATAATGATCTATATAATTAACAAAGTGAGGACCAATGAAACTATCCCCCTATACCCAAACAGTTCTAAAGAACTACGCTAGCATTAATACCAATCAGGTATTTCATGGCGGCGATCGTATTAGTACTCTTGCACCAGCTCGTAACATTCTATCAAGTGTAAAGCTTGACGTAGAATTTCCAGAGGCCTTTGGTGTATATGATCTAAACGAATTCCTAAACGTTGTATCACTTGTCGACGAACCAGAGATTAAATTCGAAGATAAGTATGCAGTGATCGGTGATTCTACCGGTCGAACAAAAATTAAATATTTCTTTACCGACACTGATATGCTTATTGCACCAGACGATAACATGATCAGTAAGGCTATGGATATGTCAGATTTCGAGGTAGAATTTACCTTCGATGCAGACACGATCTCTCGTGTCAAACGGGCACAAAGTGCTCTTGGTCATCAAACGTTGTCTATTACATCAGGCGATGGCTCAGTAGTTCTTAACGTAACAGATAAGGACAATCCTACCTCTAATTCATTTGCAATTGAGGTTCCTGGAAAAAGTCAAAGCGATAGCTTTAACTTTCTAATCAGCTTAAGTAATCTTCGAATGATCCAAGGAGATTACGAGGTTGGTATATCGAAGACTAAAATGTCAAGGTTCAAACATACAGAACAAGACATTATCTATTGGATCGCATGCGAAAAAACATCAGAATATGGAGAATGATATGGCAGAAAAGCAGAACAATAAGCAAGACGACGCATTCGTTGATCTTGCAAATCGTGTAGGCCGCAGCACTATTGCAGTGGTGGATACGATGGTTCAGCGTGGTGCACTCCGTGGCGAAGAACTATCAACTATTGGTCAGCTCCGCGACCAGTGTGTACAGATCGTTGCCATGTGTGAAGCCAAGCAAGAAGAATCGTAGGGGTTTACATTTAGCTCCACCTATTATATAATGACATCTTGAATAGGAGTTAACATGTCAACCAATTTCCTCTGGGTCGAAAAGTATCGCCCACAAAAGATCTCTGAAACGATCCTCCCTCCTCACTTACAAGAAACGTTTCAGAAAATGGTTGCTGGCGGTGAATTGCAGAATATGCTTTTCACCGGCACAGCCGGACTCGGTAAGACCACCGTCGCGAAAGCGTTATGTAAAGAACTTGGTCTTGACCACATTATTATCAATGGATCCGAAGAAGGTAACATTGATACGCTACGTGGCAAGATTAAACAGTTTGCATCAACGGTTAGCTTCGGTGGCTCTTACAAAGTCATTATACTTGATGAGGCAGATTATCTGAATGCACAATCCACCCAGCCAGCTCTGCGTGGGTTTATCGAGGAGTTCTCAGATAACTGTCGATTTATTCTTACCTGTAACTTTAAGAATCGTATTATCGAACCACTACATTCCCGTTGTGGCATATACGAATTCAACACCAGTAAAAAAGAACTTCAGTACCTTTGTGCACAGTTTCTCAAACGTGTAGAGAAAGTACTTGACGACGAAGGTGTTGGATACGATCAAATGGCAATCGTAGATCTTATTATGCGTCATGCACCTGATTGGCGAAGAGTATTGAATGAGCTACAACGTCGTAGCGTTATTGGAGATATTCGAGGTAAGACCGATGACGGCCGTGGATACAATGATCCTTTTGGTCTATTACTCAAATCACTCAAAGAAAAAGACTTTAAATCCATGCGAAAATGGATTGTAAATAATCTTGATCTAGATACAAATGCTATCCTACGTGGTGTATACGATCGTATGAACGATGCAGTCAAGCCCCAATCAATACCACAATTAGTATTGATCTTAGGTGAATATCAACACAAAGCAGCATTCGTGGCAGATCACGAAATTAATCTTGTAGCATGCATGACGGAGGTTATGGCAAATGTCGAATTTAATTCTTGATCTTTATACTCAGAAAAAGTGTGGGTACTGTGTTGAAATGAAGGAGAAGCTTACCAAGTGGGGCTATGGTTATAGAGAGATTAATATCTCCTATGACGATGATGCCAAGCAGTTTCTTCGTCAGGAAGGGCATCGTACCGTTCCACAACTCTATCATGATGGAAGACATCTCAATAAGGTTGATACACATTTGCTTACCAAGGAGTTGCTAGATGAATCCTTTTGAGTATGTAAATAGTATAAACTACTCGAAAAAGGACATTATGGTAGACGAGGAAACGTACAATCCTTATATGGTTAATCGTAGTCTATCCTACTTTGGCGACACTATTCTTGCTGTTAACGAGATGAACCGCTTACATGTTCTCGATAAAAAACTACAATATTCATTTCTTATAAATATAGTACGAAAGCGGAAACGTTTTAGTAAATGGAATAAACCTGAATTAGAAGATGACATAGAAGTGGTTAAAGAGTATTATGGTTATAGCAATGAAAAAGCTCGCCAAGCTTTACCCCTCTTATCATCAGAACAAAGAAACGAATTGAGAGAAAAGGTGAGTAAAGGTGGAAGAAGAAAATAATAATGTCCAGTGGACTCCATCAGATATGCTTGAAGTTACACTAAACGAGCCAGATGATTTTTTAAAGGTAAGAGAAACTCTAACACGTATTGGCGTGGCATCCCGTAAAGACAAGAAGCTTTATCAGTCTTGTCATATACTACATAAACAGGGACGCTACTTTATTGTGCATTTTAAAGAATTATTTTTATTAGATGGTAAGAAATCAAATTTAGAAGAGAATGATATTGCACGCAGGAATACAATCGCTACATTAATGAGTGATTGGGGATTGGTACAAATGGCAAAGAAAGAAACGCTAGATTGTGCCCCACTACGACAGATTAAGATTATTCCTTTTAAAGAGAAAACACAATGGGAACTTTGTCCAAAGTATAATATCGGTAATAAGTAATGCTTGATAATGCATTCTTGGATTCAGTCCGGGAACAAAAATACCACACGTTCAATGGTAAGCCAATTATATCAAAGAGCGATTTGTATGATGTAGATTGGGACTGGATAACAAATTTTGTTGATACGCATCCAAGAAAAGATGGAGATAAAGTACTACGAGATCTGAAACCTGAATGGATTGGATGGCTGCTGCTAAGATGTGAACGCAGAGGATCTATACCTCCTTGGGCAAAAGATATGCATAGTAATCTTAAGAAACTTTTCCCTGATAACGATATTACAATACATATGTTCGGTGGTCTATCCGATGAAGCACGATCTTTTAAAATACATAGAGATGGTATGGACGTGCTTTACGTACAATTAATCGGTCAGATCGAATGGTCCATATGGAAACCCAAGCCTAACGTAACACCGCAGTCGAACATGGACAGGCCGAATTGCACCAAGTTATATTCAAATAGATTTACCCCCGGCCGAGCGATATACGTTCCAAGAGGAACATATCACTTAGTCGAGCCTTATATGTCACGGGCAGGATTTTCTTTCGGTATTGAAGGAAAAAATCCGTGTACCTACTTTCAAGACGTATAAATAGAACCGGATGCCAGTAATGGGTCCATAACTTTTCTTGCTTGTATAAAGGAGATAACAATGACAGGCTTACACACACTATTTCCCCGTTCATCTTTTGTGGGATTTGACCACTTGTTCAAGGAGCTGGAATTTACAGCTACTCACGCAAATGATCACTATCCACCTCATAATATCATCAAAGCCGGTGATACAGAGTACCTAATCGAACTTGCGATTGCTGGGTTCTCAAAAGACGAAATTAGCGTAGAGGTCAAAGACCGAACACTAACAGTAACGGGCGAACACAAATCTAAGGGTCGCGAATACATTCATAGAGGTATTTCCTCGAAGAAGTTCAAACGCACTTTTAGGCTGTCTGAACATGTAAATGTTAATGGAGCAGACATCACGGATGGGATTCTTGCAATTCAGTTGGAATATCTTATCCCTGAAGCCATGCGTCCTCGTAAAATCAATATTGGTCAAACGAGGAAAACAAATGACACACCTAATACTAGCTCAAGTGAGCTACTTACAGAAACCAATTGAGTTCATTACTCACCTTCTAATCTCATTCTTTTATCTTATTGGTAGAGGATTCAAACGTTTCGCGGAAGCATTTATTGCCAATCGCCAGGCATCTGCTAACCAGGAGATCGAAAAATACTTTCGAATCGAATATCCGCACGACACACCAGACCAGATTCAATTCAGAATCGCGAATGGTATTACGAGAGGTTGGAAATGAGTTTATTGAAATCAGTCTGGGACTACGTCAGACCGAAAACGAATACCGAGTTACGTGATGCCTTTCTTTCACAGTCAATCGACCATGTCGATCTTGAGAGAAGACTAAGGCTTATGGATCACTATAGGAATCCGTTTCAGACGTGGTAACAACAAAGGGCAGGGGAAACCCTGTCCTTTACCCCTAAGGAATTTATTATGATTAACCATTTTGACCACGGAGTAGTACTACCCAAAATTACCCGTAAGACAACCAAAGCTGGCCGCAGATATTTTACCCCAGAAGGTAAAGCATATCCCTCTATCACCACAATGCTTGGATCTTTAAATAAGAAAAGTATTATGGCATGGCGTAAAAGGGTAGGTGAAGAGGAAGCGAATAAGATTTCTACCTTTGCTGCAACCCGTGGAACGGCAGTACATAAACTTGCTGAAGACTACATCGACAACGTACCCGATTACGACAAAGATACAATGCCACACAACAAAGCAGCGTTTCTGGATCTAAAGAATATTATAGATCAAAGATTAGATAATGTGTGGTTCCAAGAAGAATTCTTATATAGCAATAAATTAGAACTTGCCGGTCAAGTAGACTGTATAGCAGAGTTCGATGGTCAGCTATCGATTATAGATTTTAAAACATCTCGAAAGCCAAAGAAAGAAGAATGGATTGAGAATTACTTTATCCAGGCTGCATTTTATGCAGCGGCCTTCTATGAAACAGCTGGTATTGTTATTAAACAATGTGTGATTCTCATTACAGTTGATGGACATGAACCACAAGTGTTTAAGATCGAACCATACCAATATATACCTAGACTAATAGAAATTAGGAGAAACTATGTGGGATATTGATATTTCGTTTCTACCGGTACCAGATGAAAACTGTCATGATCCAAAGATTGGTAAACAAGGATGGGGAAGTCTTCCTGTAGAAGAGAGGGAGCTTGTCTACCAATTTCGACGGTGGTATATGAAGACCCAAGCACATAACATACTTGAGATTGGTACTTTCGCTGGTCACTCAGCAACACTCTTCCTAGAAACATTTGATGTAGATCTACTCCTTTCACTTGATCCGAATGTTTTCTCTCGCAAAGCAGGATTAGCTCTTTCACAAAGATATGGTGATAGGTTTGAATTCAAAAACATAAAAAGTAAACACTGGGATCGAAAAGGTATTAATCCTGATCTAGTTTATATTGATGGCAGTCATACCGAACCAAATCCCGGCCTTGATATTGAACTTGCATTTGATATGAAACCAAAATGGATTATGATGGATAATATAGAGCTTCCAGATGTTCGAAAGGCAATACGAAGAAAGGATCTTATGCAAGAAAAATACGATCCGGAATACTTCTACTACACAACCCGACACAATGGCAAGATCTCTCCAGGGATTTTAGGTCTATTCAATGTTGCTGACTGACGGTCATACTGTACTCAGTTACTTTGAAAAATATCCTAGGAATACAAATGTAGGCTTAGCCCTTTCAGGAGGTGTAGATTCTGCACTTCTTTTATTTCTTTTCACAAAGATGGCAATTGATCGTGGCGATGATATAAGAATAATTCCTATTCATGGTTACGACACAGCCCGCAAGGTTGCTGAAAGCTGGAAGACGGCAGATCAGATAACCACTTGGATTCAAGAATACTTTGACCATCCAAAGCAACTATGGGACGTGAATATGTTCACTTATCATAAGACTGGTATTGATAAGGAGAAGCATCACAAGCCACACTTTGATCGGTTAAGAAAAGCTTATGATCTACCAGTAATTGTTCGGGGTATGAGCCAAGGTATGCCACAGCAAGGTAGGCCAGTTCAAGAACTACAAACAGATAAACAATTGTATGATGCATCGGCCGGCGAAGACTGGATGACGTTTCCGTGGGGTACAATTGATAAAGAATTTATATTTAAACAATACGGAACATTTGGTATATTGGATCTATCATTACTTACAGTAAGCTGTATTGCTGATCCTGGTCCATGTGGTAAATGCTTCTGGTGTAAGGAAAGAAAATGGGCATTTGGAAATTATGACGGTGGAGGGGTTTACATCTCTAACTAAATTTGGTATAATAGCACTACATAATGGAGAAACTATATGAGTCATTTCTACACATCTGTGGACGTATACATGAATCGTATCCTATATCGTGGGTACAACCAGAACGGTAAGCGCACCTCACATCGGTACGATTTTCAGCCAAAGCTATTCCTAGCGGATCCACAAGGCGTGTCAGATTGGCGTACTATGAATAATGATCCAGTTGCACCAATTGAATTTCCCTCCCCACGGGAAATGCGCGACTTCACAAAAAAGTACGAAGGCGTTGAAGGATTCCAGTACTTCGGTATGGATCGTGCAGTCTTTCAGTTTATTGCTGAAAAGTTTCCCGAAGACATTCAGTTCGATAAGAAGCTAGCCAACATTGTGAATCTGGACATCGAGGTACACTCTGAAGAAGGTTTCCCTTATCCGGAAGATGCAGCATATCCTATTACTGCTATTACATGTAAGTCATCGCGATCTGATGTATATCAGGTCTGGGGTGTAAAAGATTACGATGTAGAAAAATCCCCACATAAGCATCTACTCATTCAGTATAACCAATGTAAGTCTGAAGAAGAACTATTGGTCAAGTTTCTGAAGTGGTGGAAGAATGACTATCCAGATGTTATTACTGGTTGGAACATCCGATTCTTTGACATGCCATATATTATTAATCGTGTACTTCGTATTGGTTCAGAACAAGCTGTCAAGTCTCTATCCCCATGGGGCGTGGTTCGCGAAAAGAAAATACAGTTTAAGAATCAGAATATGGATGCATATATGATTGTTGGGGTCAACCAACTAGACTACTTCGATCTATTTAAGAAGTTCGGTTACTCCTATGGTCCACAAGAATCTTATTCACTGAATCATATTGCAAACGCAGTACTTGGTGAAAAGAAACTATCTTACGAAGAGTTCGGCTCACTCAAGAATCTGTATAAAGAGAATCATCAACTGTACATTGACTATAACATTAAAGATGTGGAGTTGGTACAACGTATTGACGATAAGATGGATCTGATTGGATTGGCTATGACTCTGGCATATAAGGCTGGTGTTAACATGACTGATGTGTTTGGTACTACATCAATCTGGGATTCAATTGTGTATCGTGAACTAAATCGTAAGAAGATTGCAGTTCCTTCCGCGACCGCACGCGAAGAACTTGCTGCGATCGAGGTAAAGTTTGCCGGTGGCTATGTAAAAGATCCACAGTTGGGTATGCACGAACACGTAGTATCATTTGATCTAAACTCACTCTATCCGAATATTATTGTACAAAACAATATGTCACCAGAGACCTTGGTCCGTGATAAGATGTTACCAGCATCTGTGAACGGCTATATGAACGAAATGCCTGATACCAATGGACATGCACTGGCAGCAAACGGTTCAATGTACTCACACGATCGTCAAGGTGTTATGCCTGAGATCATTATAAAGTACTACGATGAACGAAAAGAAGCCAAGACCGATATGCTCGCGGCTCAAAAGAAATACCAAAAGAATCCTACAATAGAACTTGAACGTGAGATATCACGATTAGAGAACAAACAGATGGCAATTAAGATCCTTCTGAACAGTTTGTTTGGTGCACTTGGTAACAAGTGGTACAGGTACTTTGATCTACGTATTGCAGAAGGCATTACCCTATCCGGTCAGCTTATTATTAAATGGTGTGAACGTGCCATTAACCAAGAGATGAATAAGCTTCTTGGTACAGATAAAGACTACGTTATTGCTATTGATACTGATTCGGTCTACGTAAACTTCTCAAAGTTTGTAGAAAAGTTTGGTCCTGAAGATCCTACACAGTTCCTATCAAAAGCGTGTGAAGATCATTTCAAACCAATGTTTGCCGAATCAATGGCAGATCTTGCTACAAAGTCAAACGCATACATTAACCGTATGGTTATGGATCGGGAGGTCATTGCAGATCGTGGCATATGGCAGGCAAAGAAACGTTACATCCTCAATGTACACAACTCAGAAGGTGTACAATACGCAAAGCCAAAGATGAAGATCATGGGCATCGAGGCAATTAAGTCATCCACCCCAGAGATCTGCCGTACAAAGATGCGCGAAGTATTTGTTACTATGCTATCTGGGGATAAGGAAGCAACACAAAAGTTTATTCAGGAGTTCAAGCAAGAATTCAAACAGCTCCGACCAGAACAAGCTGCATTCCCTCGTGGGGTTACAACATTGGACAAGTGGTCCGATCGCCGTACTATCTATTCGAAAGGTACTCCGATCCACGTACGTGCATCACTACTATATAACCACTTACTCAAACATCATAGCCTAAAACAATACGAAGAGATTCAAAAGGGCAACAAGATTAAATGGACTTACATGCTTATACCGAATCCGATTCGGGAGAATGTGATTGCATTCCCTGATTACCTACCACAGGAATTTGGGCTAGATAAGTATATTGATTACAACAAACAGTTCGAGAAGACCTTCCTAGAACCATTAGAACCGATCCTGGAAGCTATTGGATGGCAGGCTGAAGAACAACTAACAATGGATGACTTCTTTGGTTAATTATATCTTTGACGTAGACGGAACATTGACCCCAAGCCGCGGCATGATGGAGCAGGAGTTCCAGAACTTTTTTGAGCATTTTGCTACACACAACGCATGTTATTTAGTAACAGGAAGCGATAGAGAAAAGACGCTTGAACAAATACCTTACTCGCTTTATAATCTTTGCATGCGGGTATTCCAACAATCAGGAAACGATATATGGGAACAAAGCAGACAAATTGCAAAGCACCAGTGGGACGTTCCTGGAGATCTTATATCCTATTTAAATGAAAAACTAACGGAAAGTAAGTTTCCTATTAAGACTGGTATTCATGCAGAGCATCGTGGTGGTATGGTAAACTTTTCTGTGGTAGGAAGAGAATGCAATTTAGATGAACGGGCAATGTATAAGAAATGGGATACAAAGCATGAAGAACGAAAGAAGCTTGCAGCAGACATTATGGATAAGTTTAATGGAATAACCGCACAAGTTGCAGGTGAAACTGGCATCGATATATTCGAAGCTGGTAAAGATAAATCACAAATTGTAAAGCATATAAAAGGACCAAGTTGGTTTTATGGGGATCGTATGGAACCAGGTGGCAACGACTATACGCTTGCAGTAGAACTCAAAAACATCCCTGGATCAAGATGTATTCCGGTTAATTCGTGGAAAGATACATTAAGGGATTTACAACAATGAGAAAATGTTGTATAATGCACACATCAATTGGAGAATAAGATGGACAGAAAATGGCACGAAGATATCTGGGATATGCACTTCAAGTTTGGAGTACACCAGTGGATCATGGAAAATCTTAATGACAAAGAGAAAATGTCTAAGTTCCTAGAATTTCGTATGAACTTCTTACGTGAAGAACTAAATGAAACACAAACAGCGATCGATAATAAAGACCCACAAGAGATTGTAGATGGTCTAATCGATCTATGCGTTGTGGCTATCGGCACACTTGATGCTTTCGGTATTCAACCTCAAGAAGCTTGGGATACAGTACACAAAGCAAATATGTCCAAAGAACCAGGCGTAAAAGAATCACGCCCTAACCCACTAGGCCTACCGGATCTTATTAAGCCGGAAGGATGGGAAGGACCTAATCATGACGACAACATCGGATTTTTCGCTCACACTCTTTAAGAGTGCGTTCGATAATAAAACCCACCGGCGTATGAACTTCTCTAGCTTTGACGAGCTGGAGAAGTTACTCTATGCATTATCAGAGCAAACGAAGAAAGGTAAAAGAGATGCGGAGCTTATTTCTCCGGCAATCTATAAAGCAGATACTACACGATCCAATGCGAACGTATTGCGCTGGGCTGGGTGGTGTGCTGTTGACGTTGATGATATCAGCATTGATTGCTCAGTCGACGATTATGTTAATCAGCTTGTTCCTGGCTGGCGTTACGTATGTTACAGCACTGCTAGCTCTAAGGACGCACAACCGAAGTTTAGACTTGTCTTTGAACTTGATGGATCGCTTGAATCAGATGCAATCGGGCATTTCTGGTACGCACTTAATAAAGAGCTTGGCGACATTGGAGATATCCAGACTAAGGACTTATCTCGAATGTATTACATACCAGCGACGTACTCTGATGCGTATAACTTTATCTTCTCTGGTGACGGCGAACCTATTGATGTGTCTGCCCTTCTTGCTAAGCATCCTTTCGTAGATAGGGCTAAGAGTGGAAACACGTTTCTCGATCGACTACCTCCTGAACTTGCAAACGCCGTAGTAAATCATAGGAAATCTACTATCGAATCGAGTGATAGCAATGTCGTATGGTCAAGTTATAATGATTGTCCTTTCTTTCCGAAGAAACTTGCAATCGAATATAGAATTATAGCAGGCACTGGTTGGTACCACAAAATGTATCAGATTATGGTAGCAACAGCCTCGAATGCAATCAAACGTGAATATCCAATCACAGCTTCACAGATTGCAACCCTTTGTCGAGAACTGGACGTCGAGACAGGTAATTGGTATGAAAATCGTCCATTAGAAACTGAAGCAGATCGTGCTTTAGAATATGCATATAGGAACTGTTAAATGATAGCTGGTAAAGTATGGGGTACAACTGAACTGATTGAAGCGAATGGTGCTTTAGAGTTCCATCGTATCGAAATGAATAAAGGCGGTGTTTGTTCGAAACACCTTCACGAATTTAAATGGAATGGTTTTTACGTCGAGTCGGGTAAAATGCTAATTCGCGTATGGCAAAAAGACTACGATCTAGTAGATGAAACAATTCTTAGCCCTGGGGGTTACACAAAGGTCAAGCCTGGTGTTTACCATCAGTTTGAATGTATTGAATCTGGCGTTGCATATGAATTGTATTGGGCAGAGTTTAATCACAATGATATCAAACGTGAGTCAGTTGGTGGGATGAAGGTTGATAGATGGCCTGGCGAAGATAACGGACCAACGGAGATGGCATAATGACAAAATATAAGGGTAAGGTCACAAAAGAGTTTATTCATAGGCGTGACAAACAGGTCGCAAAAGATAAGCGTCCTGACATGACTCAGAAAGATAAAGAGCGGCAATGGGACTTTGAGTTCCCTGAGCATCATCTTTGTTCGATTGGTTCTTCTGGGCATTCGATCTATGAAGGCTATGAAGCTGACACTACCCACAACTTCTTTGGTAACTGTGATCTCAAACATGTAAATCGATTTAATGAAATAAAGATTTCCAAGTATATTCGAAAGGCTCTTGAAGCTGGTAAGATCGATCACATTGTACCTTGGAAGTTTGACCCTCATCCTTCCTTATGGGCACATACTCTTGTGGAAGGAGATGTTGTTAAATATGACGTATTAGATTATATTCCCCGAGATGAAATTTTATCTGGAAAAAATGAAATTAGGGGGTTTACAATTCATATGAAATAGCTTATAATAGTATACATCAAAAGATAGGAGACATCAATGATTAAATCTTATACACCTGCTCAGTTCGCACAAGAGCACTACAATGCACCTCATGATGAATTTATTATGATGACGAATGTGTTCTTTCGTTCGGATAAAGCTCGTACAGATGCTTTCGAGTATTGGACAGAGATCCAAAAAGATATGGAGGATCTTCAGAATAAAGCCTGGAATACTCTATGAGTTATATGATACCAAAGCACGAAAAATATACGAATGCTATGGTTAGCAAGTCAAAGAATATGCTCGTTCCCCATTATCTTATGGCTTCGTATGCTTACTATCAAGAAGACAATCCCATTTATTCGGACGCTTACTTTGATAATATGGCAAAGGTGCTTCTCAAAAACTATGATGATATAGAGCATATTCATAAAGAACATATCAGTAAAGGTGATCTGGAAGCTGGATCGTTTCTTGGTAAATATCCATCTCGTATACCTGGAGCATTAGCAAATATGCGTCACGCAGTTGGGAAAATGAAAATATGATATCTAAGTTGTTTAATGTCGCTGTGGCTGCTGGTATTGTTGCTGCCTGCACTACCCTTTATTCGCGCAGTCAAGCCTCACCTGAAATCTCGTGCCTTGCTGATAATGTTTACTTTGAATCAAGTAATCAATCAGATGTAGGTCAGATAGCAGTTGCAAATGTTACTATGAATAGAATGTATTCAAAACACTTTCCGAATACAATATGTGATGTTGTTTGGGAAGATAAGCAATTCAGCTGGACTCATGACGGCAAATCTGATATACCTTCTGATGCTGCAAAATACGCAAGCATTTACAATCTTGCAGAATTAGTGTATAATGGCGTCATACCTGATTTAACTGAAGGCTCTACTTTCTACCACGCTGATTACGTTGATCCTTACTGGGCATCAACCATGGATGAGAAAGTAACCCAAATCGACAACCATATTTTTTATAAGCATAAAGGAAGATAATGAAAGTAGGATTTACCTGTAGTACTTTTGACCTGCTACATGCGGGTCACATTTCTATGTTAAGAGAAGCAAAAAGTGTATGTGATCATCTTATTTGTGGTTTACAAGTAGACCCAAGCTATGATAGAATAGAAAAGAATTCACCAATCCAAACCCTTGTAGAAAGGTATACACAATTATCAACTATCTCATATGTCGATGAGATTATACCGTATCAATCTGAAGAAGATCTACTCGATATCATACAGATGTATCCTGTCAATGTACGAATACTTGGTGATGAATACAGACAGCTTGATTTTACGGGCAAAGAGAAATGTCAGATGTTAGGCATTGAAATATTTTATAATAAACGGAACCATAGGTTCTCCTCTTCTGGACTAAGAGAAAGGGTGTACGAAGTTGAACACGATAAGATCCAACAATCTCGCCGACGGGCTGCGAAGGCTAAGGCAAACGCTGCTCAATCAGGGTTACGAGATTCAGACAGGTAGTTGGCAAGGTACTACTGAGCCACCTGTATTCCTTGAGATCCTACATGCAAATCTGATTGCAAAGATGTATGATGATAAGCAACAAGCATCAGGGGAGTTAAATGCATCCCAACCTTGGGCAGATGTACACTTTGAAGAACGTACTGGCGGCGAACCACTGAATCCACCTCCATCCCATACGATGTGGCTCAAAGACACTGATAAATACTTGTCAGAGAATCAACAAGCATTCTCTCATTCATATCCTGAACGGATGTGGGCACCAAGTATGGATGGCATCCGATTCAAAACTGGTAACCTTGGTGATGCAGTAAAGCTATTACAGAAAGATCCTACTACACGACAGTGCTATGTGCCTATGTGGTTTCCTGAAGATATTGTAGCGGCAAACGAAGGCGAACGTGTACCATGTTCCTTTGGTTGGCACTTTATGGAACGTGGTGGTGAACTACATTGTTCCTATCATATGCGCTCGTGCGACGTAGTACGACATCTACACAATGATCTATACTTTGCAAACCGTCTTACTCTATGGATGATACAAGAAGCAGAGTTGGAAGGTATTCGACCTGGATATCTACATTTCAGTTCTACATCCTTACATTGTTTTGCCAATGATCGTTTTAGTCTGAATAATTTAATAAAAGTTGCTGCATAGATGTTTACAATACTACTTTATTATGGTATAATAAGACATATCATTTAGGAAATACAATGGAAATTATAATTTACAATCTTGTGTTCTGGTCCATTTACGGTGCTCTTTGTTATATGCCCGAATATTTGTTACAACGAATTATAGAAACGTCGGATTAACATGTGTGGATTTGTAGCCTACCCTACTGATCAAAATCCACAGTCTGTTATTCAGGCTATTAAATATCGTGGTCTACCAGAATATATTGGGCATCGCGAGTATAACGGATTCACATTTGCACACACTGCTTTGCCATTCGTTAATCTTGATCCGCTCTTTGCTATTCAGCCGAACACGTATGGTGTTCCAGGATTATTCGTTGGTGAAGTATTCAATTACGATACAGACTATGCCTCTGACGTAGAGTATGTACACAATTCATTCCACAGCCATGGTACAGATTGCTTCCATGACTTTGATGGCTTCTGGACATATGTTACAATGCTTGATAACCATTTGTTTGGTATGACAGATCACCTTAGTATCAAACCGCTTTACTACCGAACTGACATGGAAGCTATGGCATCAGAGATCGATGTACTGAAGCGATTTGGTCCAGTGTCAATCGATGAGACATTTATGTCGAACACTATGAAATGGGGCTATTCCCCAGATCCACGTACACCGTACAACGAGATCAAACAATTACCACCTGGCTGCTATATACATAAAGGCCAGGTGCACAAATACTGGAATTGGGACAAAGTTGATTATGGCGACCTATACCTAGACATGAAGCGCTCTGTCTCCGCGCGTCTGGGTGGTCAGAGAGAAGTATCAATACTTCTTTCAGGTGGTCTCGATTCCAGTATTATCTACGGACTGCTAAAGGAACTGGGTCGCTCTGTTACTGCGATTCACGTAGATAATCATGAGAAAGACTTCGCACACTTAGTCTCCTCCTCCCTCGTCGACGTCACTCTTGATGAAGTCAGTGATCTTGAAGCAGTCCGTATCCACCAATCGCCAGTCGACCTTGGATCCGTTAAACCACAAATTGCTATGGCTAGAAAGCTTCGCGAGTTAGGATTCTATGCAGTGTTGACTGGCGATGGTGCTGATGAATTATTCGGTGGTTATAATCGGGCAACAGAATACGATAGTCAACACTCTGACACATTCTGCGAACTGCCGTATTACCACCTTCCGAAGTTAGATCGTACCATGATGAAATCTACTATAGAACTTCGTGCACCATTCCTTGCACCTTACATTGTAAAGCATGCATTGAATACACCATATATATTACGCAACGGTGAAAAGAAATGCCTCAAAGAAACTTTTCGTAACATCGTTCCAAAGGAGATCATAGATCGTGAAAAACATCCTCTCAAGACTCAAGAAATCCACACCTCCCGAACCGCCAAAAGAGCCACAAACGACTCCATCTTCCGTCAGCTCCAAGTGGGATAACCGCTATATGGAATTAGCGAAAGCTGCAGCTGGATGGTCGAAAGATCCTTCCAGTCAAATTGGTGCAGTAGCCATTGGCGGTAAAGGTCAGGTACTATCAACAGGATATAATGGGTTTCCTCGTGGAGTAGAAGATCATATTCAGCGATATAGAAATAGAGACGAAAAATATGTGTTGATTGTACACGCAGAAATGAATGCAATCTTTAATGCTACATATAATGGTGTATCACTTGATGGTGCAACAATGTACGTATATGGTTTACCAGTTTGCTCAGAATGTGCAAAGGGACTAATCCAAGTAGGAATAAAAAGAGTAGTAATCAACGGCAAGATCGAAGACCGCTGGTTAAAGTCATGGAATCTAACAAAACAGCTTTTCGAAGAATCAGGTGTTGAATGGGAAATATTAAAATGAAAAAAGAAGAAGAAACAATTAAAGTAGAAAAGAAAGATCTGGATGCAGAGTATTTCCACATCGGTGTGGTTGGTACAAACGCCACAGCAAAAGCATTAGAGTATGCCTTTAGCGCAAAGCCTCGTAATAAGGTTTGTCTTGTAGATGATATCAATAACCATATTGAAGATCTTCTTGACTTTGAACCGAACATTACTTTCTTCTGTACCGATGTCAACTGGGATAACGAAGGAATATGCGATGCTTCAAAGCTAGAAGATGGTGTACTACAGGTAACTGCTAAGACAAACTCTGGTGTGGTTATCCGAACGCCTCTACCAATCGAACAAATTGAACGATTGTGTAAGAACGAAAAGACTGTATACGCTCCTGAGCTTGTATATGATTCGGATGACATTGCTCTTCGATTGAATATCGGTAACATGATTCTTGGCGGTAATCAACGTTCAACTATGGCAGTACAAGAAATCTTTTATAGGTTTTCTACGCTTAACATTGCAAGTGTTTCCCACATGTCTGTAGTAGAGGCAGCATTCGCAGAACAAATGACATCTGGTGGATTGATTATGAAATCGATGTTCTACAATCAGTTCCATGATGTAGTCACAGAGTTCGGTGGGGACTATCATTTGATCGCCCAAGTGTTGGCGAAGGATCCTCGCCTTGGAACATTTGGTGGAAGAGTACCAAACATTCGAGGCGAACGAGGCTATTCGAATGAACAAGCAAAAAATTCATTAAAATCTCTAGTTCGGTTTAATGAGAGGTTTACAATCCTAAAAGAATGTGATACAATGAATGATCGATACCAAGAAAGAGATTAATTATGAGTATAATGGATAAACTAAAAAAGAATAGTAAGCTCAAGGCCACAGCGGTACTTGCAGACTCAAAGTTCTTTAATGAAAAAGATCAGGTGCCAACAGGTGTGCCTATGGTAAATGTCGCACTCAGTGGCGATATGGAAGGCGGATTAGCATCAGGACTTACAGTTCTTGCTGGACCGTCGAAACATTTTAAAACATCATTCGCGCTTCTTATGGCAGCAGCTTACATGGACAAATGGCCTGAATCGGTTATGTTGTTCTATGATTCCGAGTTTGGATCACCACAATCGTATTTTAAACAATTTGGTGTAGATACATCTCGTGTATTGCACACGCCAATTACAAACGTCGAAGAGCTTAAGTTCGATCTGATCTCACAGTTGGAAGAGCTTGACCGGGAAGACAAAGTAATTGTTGTTATTGATTCGATCGGTAATGTTGCATCCAAGAAAGAAATGGAAGATACTTTAAATGAAAAGAGTGTGGCAGATATGTCACGTGCAAAAGCACTGAAGGGTCTATTCCGTATGGCAACACCTTACCTTGCTATGAAGAACATACCAATGTTGGCTGTTAATCATACCTATCAAGAAATGGGTTTGTTTCCAAAGGCAATCGTATCAGGAGGCACGGGAATCTATTACAGTGCGGATAACATCTGGATTATTGGGCGTCAACAGAACAAACAAGGTACTGAGATCAAAGGTTATAACTTTGTGATTAACGTAGAGAAATCCCGTTATGTTAAAGAGAAGTCAAAGATCCCTATTACTGTATCTTGGGAAGGTGGCGTAGAGACTTGGTCTGGTTTACTTGATGTAGCTCTTGCTGGTGGATATGTTTCCAAGCCTGGCGCAGGTTGGTACTGCCCAGTGAATCAAGAAACAGGTGAATTGATCGAACCGAAGAAACGTGAAAAAGATACGCTCACAGCTGAATTCTGGGATCCAATCTTTGCAAAGACTGACTTCAAAGACTTTATTAAGAAGCAGTATCAGATCGGTCACCAATCACTTGTGTCGATGGACGATATTGCGATGGAGGAAGTCTAATGGAAGAGAACAAAGATTATGAGCTTATCCCACATGGCGATGACCAATGGCATGTTCGTATCTTAGAAGGCAACTTCACAGAAACTGTAATCCAGTTCCGTAACATCTCAGTTGGCGAAGAAATCGAAGGCGATTCTGATAGTGCGTTCATGAGGTATAACTTTGATATTATCTCTACCCCAGATCCATTCCTTGCTAGCGAAACAATTGATGAGAATCTTCCTTTGCAAAAGGATGTTTCAGAAATCCTTCTTTCTATTATGGAGAGTGCTTCTGAAAAAGCATAAAGGGGTTTACATCCTTGCTATTTTATATTATAATACTACTTATTCATCGAAGGAAAATATATGATCAACGCAAACGTAGAACAAACCATCCTTCGAAATATACTGGTCAACGAACCATATACACGTAAGGTACTACCATTTATTAAACCTGAATACTTTGAAGGCGTCTATCAAAAGCTTTTCAAAGAAGTCGCTAAGTACGTTGCAAAGTATAATCGTCTCCCGACATCAGAAAGCTTTAAGATAGAACTCGATGATTCGAATCTATCCGAAGAACATTATCGTCATGCCGTAGAGATCATTCCAGAGATCTTCAAGAAAGAAGAAGTGGATGACGAATGGCTATACGATAAGACTGAGAAATGGTGTCAGGATCGGGCCTTGTATAATTCGATTATGGAATCAATACAAATTATTGATGGCAAGCACAACACGCTTACCAAGAATGCTCTACCAGATATTTTATCAAAGGCTTTAGGCGTGACATTCGATACGAACATCGGCCACGATTATATGGAAGATGTAGAATCACGCTATGACTTCTACCATAATAAAGAAGAGCGTATACCATTCGATCTACAGATATTAGATGATATAACAAAAGGTGGTCTACCAAAGAAAACATTGAATATCGCGCTCGCGGGTACGGGCGTGGGTAAATCATTGTTTATGTGTCATCAAGCTGCAAGTGTACTGAATCAAGGCAAGAACGTTCTCTATATTACTATGGAGATGGCTGAGGAACGTATTGCTGAACGTATTGATGCAAACCTGTTGAATATACCGATTGACCAGATCCCAAACATGTCAAAGACTATGTTAATGGACAAGATCAAAAAGCTCAAGACTGATACAAACGGTAAACTAATCATTAAGGAATACCCAACAGGTGCAGCAAATGCAAACCACTTCCGGGCACTACTGAATGAGCTAAAACTCAAAAAGAACTTTATACCAGATATGATCTTTATTGATTACTTAAATATTTGTTCATCGTCACGTATGAAAGCTATGGGAGGATCAATTAATTCATATACTTACATTAAGTCAATTGCTGAAGAACTACGCGGTCTTGCAGTTGAGTTCGACTTACCGGTAGTATCTGCAACGCAGACAACTCGTACTGGTTATACTAACTCGGATCCGGGGCTTGAAGATACATCAGAATCATTTGGACTACCCGCTACCGCAGATCTAATGTTTGCACTTGTGTCATCAGAAGAGCTTGAGCAACAAGGACAGATCATGGTCAAGCAACTAAAGAATAGATATAATGATCCAAATAAACACAAACGCTTCATCCTGAATATAGATAGATCTAGGATGAGGTTATCAGATGCAGAAGCTGGTGAACAGGATCTTGTTCAAGATACACCAGCCTTTGATAAAAGCGAAACAGCAGAACGTTTTGCAGACTTTAAACTTTAGGAGGAACCTATGAGAGATAAGAACTATCATAAAAGCTTTGAGCGACACATGAACCAGTTGCATGCACATTTAAAAGGTAAAAAGACTTGGATTAGGATTCCAAACCCGAATCCAAATGAAACGAATAAGCGGTTTATTCGAGTGTCTGGCGACAAATACTTTAAGAACGTAGGAGGCAAATATAGTGGAATGCCGGTTAATTAGTTTTTCGAAGTCTGATGTTATCGGATTGAACGATGCAAAAGATCTGATTGCTTATTGTGCTCGAGTGTCCAATCCAACGAATCAGATCAATGATGATACATCTGAAAAGCTTTTGAACTACCTAATCAAACATAAACATTGGTCACCATTTGAAATGGTTAGTGCTTGTGTTGAGGTAGTAACTACTCGTGACATTGCTAGGCAGTTACTACGTCATAGATCCTTTTCTTTTCAGGAGTTTTCTCAGCGATATGCGAATCCACACGAGATGGAAAATACATTTGTTCTGAGAGAAGCCCGACTTCAGGATGAAACAAACCGTCAAAATAGTATAGATACTAGTAATACACAGTTACAGATGTTATGGGCTGCACAACAAAATAAAGTTATTACTGCTTCGAAAGAGGCATATAAATGGGCAATAGAAAACGGTATTGCAAAAGAGCAAGCAAGATCTGTTCTTCCAGAAGGCAATACTATATCGAAACTTTATGTTAACGGTACTATCCGATCTTGGATACACTATGTAGAATTACGCAGTGCACATGGTACCCAGAAAGAACACATGGAACTAGCCAGGGTGATTGGCGAAGCAATTAGTTCCATCTTCCGCCAAATGGAGGATTTTATTCATGGAAGTACAGATACGCAATAAAGAACTCATCGAACAACTCGATGGATTCATAGAAGATTTTTATAGCATTGAAGGCTATGACGATCCAGTTTTCCACATGTTCGCCCCAGAGGATGCACGTCAGAATGGTAGAAGATATACCAATGACGATAACTTTTATATGCAAAGAGCAACGGGCGACAAACACTCTGGATTCCCAGAGCAACACTTCTCACAGCCCGTAGGTAATATGGCGAAAGAAGATCCAGAGAAATTTAATGATATTTCCTGGAGAGTAAAGAAACAATTCCCAGCAGTACTTGGCGTACATTCAAACGCATTGTTTAATTATTATCCACCTGGCGGATTCGTTGGTTGGCATACAAATTGGAATGCGAACGCCTATCAGATTCTATTCACCCATTCGAAAACTGGTGACGGGTATTTTCGTTATTTCGATGAAGAAACAAAGGAGATAGTAACCATTGATGATAAACCTGGCTGGCAATGTCGCTGGTATTACTTCGGGCATTTAGACGAACCCGAGCATCATTGTTGGCACGCAGCCTATGCGGGATGTGACAGAATCACTCTTGCATTTAAATTCGTAAACAAAAGAATTGGTACTGAACATGATCGCAGAGCGATTCTAATGAGAGACCAATTAATAGAAGAAATAGAGGAAGAATAATATGGCACTTATTTCAACATATTGGGCAGAGGGAAACAAAGGACGAGCTGAAGTCCATAAGAATATCGAGGAGCATTCTTCATTCATTCGATATTATGACAACACTGATACACTCTTCTTTACGGAAGAGTTTCCGAATAAGTCGATTTATTATGTAGAGGATGCCGCAGAGAACTGGGCATTGGGAATAAAAAAGCTCGAGGGGGATTTACTTCTGGGCTAACCTTTGGTATAATGTTATTATGAAAATACTTTTAATTGGATATGGTCGGCACGGCAAAGATACAGTGGCAGAATACCTACGTGATTCATATGGTTTCACGTATAAATCGTCATCTTGGCATTGCGCAGAAAACGTTGTGTTCCCTGCAATCAAAGATCTGTATGGTTACAAATCTGTCGAAGAATGCTTTGCCGACCGTTCAAATCATCGTCAAGAATGGTACGACCTTATATCAGATTACTGTATATCTGATCCCTCACGTATTGGTAGAGAGATCTTCAGTGTGTCTGATATGTACTGCGGGCTTCGAAACAAAAGAGAGTTTCAGTCTATTCGCAATAATGGCCTTGTAGATGTAGTCATCTGGGTCGATCGCTCTGACCATCTTCCTCCCGAAGATAAAACTAGTAATACACTCGAACCTTGGATGGCAGACTACATCATTGATAATAACCGTGACATTGCCGAACTACACAGTAATGTCGATGATCTTTATAACCATCTTTTGGAGAGGAACTTATGAATGAAGTATGATATTCATGAAAATGGCTGGACTATTTTAGTACGAGGCGACATTAGAAATCTTTCTGATGAAAATCTAATTAATGTAGCAAAACTGCTATCCCGTAATATGGTGGTGGTATTTCCAGATTCATATGAATTAGCACCCGAAGAACAACTAAGGATTGCTGAAGTAATAGGGAAAGTACATAAAAAAGATCCCCACGCCGGTAAAAGTAGAGCAGATGCTATTCTTATTATAGATGGCGTTGTTCGTGTAACTGGTCGAAAAAATGATAAAGGTGAACCCGGTCTTTTCGGTCACACCTCCGCGTTAGATTGGCATGCCAATCAAGCAAGTAATAAAGAACGCAAATCAATTGTTTGGATGTATGGCGCCGAGGGAATGGAAGGCAGCCGAACAAGTTTTATTAACATGATCGAGGCGTATAAAGCTTTACCAAAAAATTTAAAAAACACTATCCAAGATTTAAAATGCTATTTCGGATATAAATCCGGTCGTTATACCACCAGCCCATATTTTAATCAACACGTAAATAAAAGAAATTTATTTGATCTTGTTATGACTACTACAGCAGGTGCTACAGGATTATATTATCCTTTTCACCAGGTATTTGGAATGGACGTCCTATCTGATAACGAGTTTCGGGAGGTGCACCAAGAATTAGTTAGCCATATCGTAAAAGAAGAGTTTACGTATCATCATGATTGGACTAACGGTCAAATAGTATTATCCGACCAATGGTTAAGTCTGCATAAACGTTGGGAATTCGATAGGATGGAAGAACGTGTGCTACATCGCATTGCTCTAGATTACTCTAATGTATATCCTGCGTATCCCGTGTGACTTTTAAGTCACATTATTAATTACTTTCCAACAACATCAATATAGAAAAAGGGGGATATATAAATATTCCGTAAGCGTTGAAGAAACGTGGACACATACTGGACCTGGGGGCGGTACCCAGCGACTCCACCATAAGGACATAACATGAGTACTTGTTGCACAAGAGAAAGAACAAAGAAAGATGTTACCTATCTACCGATAGCAATATCTCTTACTCTTATTGGATTCGCAACATTACTTGGATTAGAAATGAGCATTGCATATGCTCTTGGATTTGTGTCTTTATAATGGGGTCGAAATAGGATCGACAGGTGTGAAAATAGATTGGAGCTTACCGTGTTGGCCTACGTTATTCAGCCAAAAACTATAATTGCAAACGATAATTTTGCACCTTCAGGATATGCTCTAGCAGCATAATTCTATTGGGTATGAGTTCCACCTCGAAACAGAACGGGCTCACTAAATTTAACTAAAAGGAAATACCTTATGAAATCTTTAATTCTTGCGTCCGCTGTGGCGCTATCTGCAACTGCAGCTCAAGCTGACGTAATCAGCAATATGCCAATGCTTGGCTTTGGTGGTGAAGTTGCGTATTCTGTAGAAGGCTCAGCATGGGCAATGGAAGTTGGACCAGACATCTCTTTAGGTGCTATTGGCCTATCTTCTCGACTAAAAGCAACTGCTACAAATGACTTGTCTATGGACTTTACAGGCGTAAAAGTAGAAGCAACCTATGGGCTTTCACCAGCTCTTGATCTGTTCACTGCAGTGAGCGCATCCGATAAATTCAAATATGAAGATATCAAACTTGGGGTTAGATTCTCATTCTAACTTTTGACACACCCAACTAGGTGTATTCTTGGATAGGTACCACCATTGAAAGCTGTATGCTTCTTGGTGGTATCGGTCCAGTAAGCCAGGCCGGGCTTCAGATGATACGTTTGATCGTGAATCATCATACGGCATTCAGAATTCGTAACAATAGGAATATGAACCCTTGGCGTTCGATCTTTGTGTATTGACATACACGACTTGACCGGAAGCTTCATAATCCGAGCACGATACATACCAAATTTCTCTATGTACTTGTTGATAGTACCATTTGGAAATAAAGGATGTACAAACGCTTCTTCTTTTGCAGGAAGATCCCTTACTCTACCAACCCCAGTCAAATACTCTTTTTGTGGATCTGCATTCTCTATATGGCTTTGCAATGAAATCTGTTTGTAACCTTCAAACCCATATCTTTCAATAATCCAGGTTAAATCCATAATTAAGGATTCTTGATCAATATCACTCGCAATTATTTCTACATCTCCATTGGACCAGGCATACATGGGTTTACATCCTTTCTCTAATTTGGTATAATAGTTCTATGAAACACGTACTATTTATAGGTCTGAATCCGCCCAAGAACAAACACATGAATCGAGGCCAATCGTATAAGCGCTTCTTTCAGTGGTTAGAAACTATTGATTGTATAAATATTTGTGCATTCACCAATATACATTGGGATCAAGCCTGGGATAAGAAATCCGTTGATCCAGTCTTTGTCAAGACATCGATAGGTGAACACACTAAGATCGTCGCCTGGGGCGGCACAGTATCAAAGCATCTGTCGAAGATGGATATCGAACACTTCATGTTCCCACATCCATCTCCTCTAAACAGGCAGACCAACGACAAAAACTTCCTACAAAATAAACTGTCTGAATTGAAAGAGTATATAGATGCATAATCATACAGGAATCTATTGAAATGAAAAAGAAGAAAACCAAAGGTCTTCGTGTTGGTATTGTTGGATATGGCTTTGTTGGTAAAGCAGTAGAGTTCGGGTTTAAGACCTCGCATAATACAATTAAGATTATTGACCCAAACCTGAATACTACTACAGCTGATCTTCTCAACTGGCATCCAGATGTAACGTTTATTTGTGTACCTACACCTATGTCTGAATCTGGATCGATCGATTCATCAATCATTGAAACGGTAATGGAAGAGCTACAAGATGTAAATGGTATTGTTGTTATTAAGTCTACCATTACCCCAGACCTTGCAGATAAGCTTTGTCACGATCACGATATAGTCTACAATCCAGAATTTCTTACTGAAAAGAATGCGCTGGTTGACTTTGTAAATCCCCCAATGCACGTTCTTGGTGGCAGTCCTATTCAGACCCATACTATAGAACTATGGTACAATGAGTACAGCACTTGTAATAGTGCCGCAGCATTTCACATGACACCAGCAGAAGCGAGCTTTGTAAAGTATGGCGTAAATTCATTTCTGGCTACAAAGGTTCTATGGTTTAACCAATACAAAGATCTAATAGAAAAACATGGTGGCAACTATAATAGTGTAATAAAAGCAATTTCAAAAGATGATCGTATTGGTCCGTCACATACTAAGGTTCCTGGAACAGACGGCCGTAAAGGATACGGTGGGGCATGTTTCCCGAAAGATACGAATGCACTGTTAAACTTCAGTGAAAATACATTCTCTGTACTTGCATCAGTAATAGAAGCAAACAGCCAATATAGAACTGAATATGACCTGGATGATCGGGAAAAAGAACAAAATGTTGTATATATTTCCAAATAATTTGAAATAGGGGGTTTACATCTTATACGAATTATGGTACTATATTCATATCAAATTAAAAAAAGGAACTAAATCATGTCACACGAAGTTGAAACAATGGCTTACGCAGGTGAGCTTCCTTGGCACGGTCTTGGTGTAGAAGTACACAACGATCTTTCACCACAACAAATGATGCAAAAAGCTGGAGTGGATTGGGAAGTTCACGAAGTAGAATCATATGTTGAATTCAAAGGCGATTATCTACCTACTGGTCAGAAATCACTTATCCGCGAAACTGATGGAAAGATCTTGACCAACGTTGGTAAAGACTGGCATCCTTGTCAAAACGAAACAGCTTTCGAATTCTTCAATGAATATGTACTTGCTGGCGATATGGAAATGCACACTGCTGGATCCCTTCGTGGAGGTCAGTATGTTTGGGCATTGGCAAAAGTCAAAGAATCATTCGATCTGTTTGGTGGTGACCAAGTAGATTCATATATGCTCTTCAGCAACCCTCACGTCTATGGTAAATCTATCGACGTTCGCTTTACACCAATCCGTGTAGTTTGCAACAATACACTTACATTCGCTCTTGATCAAGCATCGCAACGTGCAATTAAAGTTGGACATCGCGCACAGTTTAATCCAGATATGGTTAAAGAACAACTTGGTATTGCTCACGAGAAATTTGCTAAGTACAAAGAAATGGCAGAGTTTCTTGGTAGCAAACGTGTTACTGCTGATTCTCTTATTCAGTACTACAACGAAGTGTTTCCGAATACTTCTCGTACAAATACTGATAAGACTGTAGAGAGTCTTCAGGATCTTTCACGTCAGGCAGCAAATGCTCATGCCATGTTGGAAACACAACCTGGTGCAGAATATGCCGAAGGATCTTGGTGGCAGGCGTTTAACTCTGTCACATTCGTAACAGACCACTTACAAGGTCGTAACTCTGACAACCGTCTACACTCTCAGTGGTTCGGTCAGAATCAGCTTCGTAAGATTAAAGCTGCTGAAAAAGCAGTAGAATACGCGTTGGCATCCTAATGGATAACAACCGTTTCTTTGATATAGATGGAGCGATCGTCAAACAAGACGATCGCTACGTCGTACTGGATAACTCTAAGTTAAAGAATCTTGTTGTAAGCCAGACTATACTGAATCCTGGTAAAAGCACCACCGGGCACTCGCATGCCGGGCAAGAGGAGGTTTACTTCTTTGTGTCTGGATATGGTGAAATGGAACTTGACGGTAAACGCTTTCGCGTGCACCCGGGTAAGACCGTTATTATAAAAGATGGTGTGTTCCATAGGGTACATGCCAAGCGTGGACCACTAGAATTTGTATGTGTATTTGATGGAAAGAGATATGATAAATGATTACACAAGAAGACATTGACGCATTCGCACCAACCCCGTTTAAGTATGAAAACCCAAATCGTTTGTACGAGGTTGATTATGATTGTAAAAGAGCATCAGAGAGGCTAGATCTTTTCTTCCGTAAGCGGATTGACAATGATTATTATTCTGATGTAAATGGTGGCGAAGAAAATCCAATCAATACCTATCACGTTGATTATGGTATTACAAAACAGTATAAAGACTGGATGTGGCTATGTAAGTTTACTGAGGAGCTGTTCCGTGATATGGGATCAAAAGCTGATCTGAATGAATTTAAACACACACTCAAGTTTGACTTTATTCGTATGCCATCTGGAAAGGTATTAGCCCCTCATACCGCTTCTTTTCTTCGGGCAGCTTGTTCTATTAATGTACCAATTCGAGGTAAGACAGTAATAGATCTATATGAAGATCATCCAGATGATCCGCATCGTGAAGGACGCAAGATTGCAAGTCATAGGTACACAAGCCCAATCTTGTTAAATGTAAATGAATTCCATGGTGTATATAACAAATCGAACTCAGAACGTATGGTCTTGAAAATACATCTAATGGTTTTACCATACGATCGACTTGTGAAATCATTTAGTGAACCTGTACGATGCTTTGACTGGAATCCACCTTGGAGCAATAAACGTGGTACGCCTCAAAAAATATGAGACAATTTGGCGTATATACAATTCAATTAAATCGTGATATAATTAACCTATAATTTCATTCAATATAAAGGAACGAATCGAATGACTAAACTAAGATCTATTCACACGCCTCAATGGCAAAAAAATAAAATGGAAACTAGCCTGGACACAGTTCCTGGCGGAATCTCTTGGACCAGACAAAGGCAATTAGGTTATGAAGTAACCCGTCCTGAAGATATGTTGATAACTACGCATAAGAAAAACGGCGTATCCCAACTTGCTTTTCATGCATCTGTTACAGCTAACCTTGGCGAAAAAGTTATTGCTACCATACCAAAAACCAATTGGTCTTTAACTGGATGCGCAGAGGTTATCCGTGATGCTCTTTACGTAATGAAGATAAAAAATCGTAAAGCTGGACTTTCTACTAACCTAAAGGTTGTTTTACAAGCAGCATAAAATAAATCAAATAAAATGAAAATAGGGGGTTTACAGCCTCCTTTTTTTATGGTATAGTTGTCTTGTAAATAAAAATAGGAGACACTATGACTTATACCTTTGATTGTGCATATGATTGCCCACTTGGCGAATTTCTAAAAGTTTTAAATGAATTCGAATTAAAACTAGTATCATTCATTCCAGAAGGCCCTGGCGGCGGCAATCCAGAAATCACAGTTACCGGTTCTGAAAAACTTATCAAACAATTTCACAACTATTGGGATCTATAATGAAATATGTTCACGAAAATCACAAGCATGTATACTACTTGTCGAATGGCCTTTATGGTCATACCATTCGCCAGCTAGATACGGAAACTGGAATCCGTGGATCTAAACTAGAGCTTGACCGTGATGGTTACGAAAAGTTCTTAGAAATGATGCACACAAACGGTTGGAAAGAACAACCAAACTTTTAAGGGGATGATATGAGTAATCAACGTGGTGGCACTTGGAACAAAGCAAGTGCAAGTAATGCAATTGACGACGCTCGAGCTATGAAGCTTCGTAACTTCTTTCGCGATGCAAAAGAGCTTTTAGAAAAAAATGGCAATGAAGATGCTGCCTATTACTTTGAACAAGTA